ACAATGCCCACTGGGTTTTTGGCTTTATCTCGGTCTGTATTTGAGAAGTTCCAAGAAAAATATCCTGAGAGACATACAAGCCATCATGGGAGACCACAGTTTTGTTATTTCCAAATGGTCTTTGCTGATGGGCAGGAGTGGTCTGAGGATACTTATTTTTGCAAAGAATACCGGGACATGGGTGGCAAAGTCTATGTTGATCCAGAGATTCCCCTTTCCCATTGGGAAAATAAATATACAGCCCACGAAGGGCATATTGGGAACTGGGTTAAGCGTTTACATAAAGAGGGCTTAGAACATGGCAACAGTCAGGGATAAGATTACATCGGCTTTTAGGCTATTAGGGACTCACGCTCAAGGCGAAACGCCAAGTGCTAATGATATGAATGAGGCTCTAGCTAGGGCTCTTGATATGCTGGACTCATGGTCTGCTGATGGGAAAAAGATCCATTATCGCATTAAAGATGAGCTTACTTTGGTGCCTGGAACTGCCAGCTATACATTCGGCACGGGCGGCGACTTAAATAGTGCTAGGCCTTCAAGGGTTATTAGTGTCTTGCTGAAACTCAGTGACGGTACCGAACATCCTCTTGATATTATAGGCGCTGCTGAATGGTCACGCCTACAGCTAAAGACTTTACAGAATACCATTCCAGAGGCTGTTTACTTTGAGGGGACATTCCCATTAGAGACTTTAAATCTTTATTACGTACCTAGCGCCGCTGAAACTTTAGTGATTTACTCTGAAAAGCCTTTTACAGCGCTGACTTTGAGCACTACTTTTGAATTTCCACCATCATATGCAAAAGCCTTTAGATACGGTTTGGCCATTGAGTTAGCTCCCGAGTATGGGGTGCAACTCTCACCTGACATTTACAGAGGCTACACAAATGCAATGGACTTGCTTGAGCGCAGAAATACTCAAGACATATTGATGAATTCAGACCCATTTGGTGCCGCTGCGGACCAGGGCAAAGAATACGATATCTTATCTGGGTGGTACTGATAAATGAGATTTCCTGGCTTTGTTGGTCCTTCATATCACTTAAATTCTGTAGCGGTTGACGCTCAAAGATGCGTTAACTGGTATCCTAGGATTAATGAGAGTGGGAAAAGTAAGGAAGCCGAGGTTATGGCCCTTATTGACAGGCCTGGATACTCGGAGGCTGTCGATGTTGGCGCTGGGCTTCCACAAAGAGGATCGATGACTGGCACCAATGGCGTTTATTATACCGTTAATGGTGCAAAGCTTTATAAAATTGATTCTACATATACAGCCACCCTTTTGGGCACCTTAAACACCTCAGAGGGTCATGTCTCTATGGTGGATAATGGGGCTACGCTTGCCATAGTGGATGGCTCTTTTGCTTATTACTTAACTTTGGCAGATGATACTTTTGCTGCAAATGCTGATGCTGATTTAGAGAGCTTCATTCAGGTTCTTTACCAAGATGGTTATTTTATATTTATAGGCGCTGATAAGTTTCAGATTTCAACTCTTTTAAGCACCGATGTTGATGCCTTAGACTTTGCAACAAGTGAGGGGTCGCCGGATGATATTGTGGGTGGGATCAGTCTTGAACGACAGCTTTATGTATTCAATGAGCGGACTACAGAGATATTTTTTAATAGTGGGAATGCTGATTTTCCTTTTGAGCGTATGGAAGGGGCCTTTCTTGAAGTAGGCTGTGCGGCGAGATTCTCAATTGCCAAAACTAAAGATCATGTTTTTTTTATATCTCAAGACAATGAGGGCTCTGGTGTAGTTTATAAGGCTAGGGGCGCTAACATGGAGCGTATTTCCAACCATGCAATCGAACAGACTTTAGCTAGCTATGGGGATATTAGTGAAGCTAGGGCATATGTATATCAGGCTGAAGGGTCTAGTTTTTACGTGTTAAACTTTGTGGGCGCTAACACCACCTGGGTTTATGACATAACGACTGGAATGTGGCATGAGCGCACCTATACAAATAATGGTGTGCAGGAGCGAGACCGTGGGTATTCCCATGCTTTTGCTTATTCAGAGCATTTAGTTGGCGACCATGAGTCAGGCTCTATTTATAAAATGAGTCGGGATTATTTCTCAGATAATGGTGAGGAAATCGTATGTTTTAGAACGCTTCCCCATATATCTGCCAGTGGCAAGCGCATCAGATACAACTCTTTAGAGATAGATATGCAAAATGGAACTGGCATAGATGGGCTGGGCCAAGGTGTTGACCCAAAGGCTATGCTAACCTTTTCGAGTGATGGTGGATATACTTTTGGCACAGAGCTTTGGGCTGACATCGGCCGGATTGGGACAACAAAATCGAGAGTGAAGTGGTTTAGATTGGGCCATGCTTATGACCGAGTTTTTAAACTACAGATTGCAGATCCGGTAAGACGGGTCATTATTGGTGCGAACTTCGAAGCTGTTGTGGGAAATAGTTAAGTGGCTTTAACGGCGCTAGAGAAAAGGGGTTTACAAGAACCTCCATATAAAGAGCCGGTGCTAGATGAGAGGGGTTTTTTAACTCCAGCATGGCAGCGGTGGATAAATGAGATTTATATTAGAATGGGGAAAAAGCAGGCATTAAATAATGAACAGCTTGAGACATTGTTAACAGAGTTGGATGTTCGGGTTGTCGCTTTAGAACCATAAGCATGGAGGCTGGGGAAAATGGGTTTATTAGGTAGCATTTTAGGGACTGGTGGGGCTGGTGGACAAGCGGCCGCTGCGGCTGAGGCCAATAAAGTTCAAAAAGAAATTTACGACCAAACCCGTAGTGACCTTAGTGGTTACCGTGATCTTGGGGCTGAGGGCATCAAAGGCATTTCTGGCCAAATGGATGAGCACACTAAAACCTTTGGCGCTGGCGATATGCAAAAAGATGCTGGCTATAACTTCCGAATGGCCGAGGGCCAAAAAGCTTTAGAGCGTGGGGCAGCATCAAGGGGCCGCACTGGTGGCGGCAGAGCCATGAAAGAAATCTCCCGTTATGGACAAAACTTTGCCTCTAATGAATACAACAATGCTTATAATCGTTTTAATCAAGACAGAGACCAAAGATATGGCAAGATCATGAATTTAGTTGGCACTGGTCAAAGTGCTGCGGCTCAGTCGGGTCAAGCTGGTCAGAATTACGCCAATGCTTATGGACAGAATGTGACAGGTGCAGCGAATGCAAAAGCTGCGGCTGGTGTGGCTGAGGGCAATGCTCTCACTGGATTAATTGGGCAAGGGGTTGGCGCTGCTGGCGCCGCTGGCGGCTTTGGCACATTATTCTCTGACATGCGTCTCAAAAAAGAAATTGAAGAAATGAACTTCACTATGTTTAAAGACGTGCCCACATATACTTTTAAATACATAGATCCAATTCACGGGAGAGGCCTACAAATTGGGGCTATGGCTCAAGACCTATTAGGCATTGATCCGAACCATCCGGCTGTTGATGTGAAAGACGGCTACTACAGAGTGGATTACGACAAAGTCGAGAGGGTTTAGATATGCCAATAGACGCCAGCATTTACAACAACGTTCGGTTGCCTGATTTTGTCGGCTCTTATATGAGGGGCAAAGAGTATAAAGACAAGCGTGATGAGAAAGAATATCAAGGGCAAGTGAAAGAGGCCAAGAAAAATGTATATACATTGAGTCCTGACGGAAAAATGGAAATTAATCAAGATGGCATGGCGAAAATGATGTCCTTAGCTCCTGAAGAGGGCGCTAATATGCAAAGGCAGTTCACTCAAGATCAACGGGCTACACAGCAATTTGATCAAGAGTCTGAAAAGGCTGGTTATGAGTCTAAACTTAGAGGTTACGACACAGTATCCAGAGAATTGAGAGGCGCGACTCCTGAAAATTGGGGTCAAAAAAGGTCCTATCTTGTTCAAGAAGGTTTGTTAGACGAACAGGACATGAGCCCAGTGTTTGATCCCCAGAATCAGGAAAGCCTATTAAATAGGTCATTTTCTGAAGGTGAGGCTGTGGCCAATGAGTTTAAACAAAAGGGTTATGACCTAAATGTTGATAAGCAAAAAGAAGCGGTCAGACACAATAAGGCGACCGAGGGTATTTCTAAGGCGGCACAGTTTGCCAAAAATAAAACTGCTGAAATGAATGCGCGGAAGGCTAAAGATCCGGGCTTTGAAGAAAAAGAAATAATAAAAGAAAAAACCAAAGTAAGGGCTGAGAACAGGAAATCCCGAAAACAGTTAGATAAAGATTACCAAACATGGGATGCGCTAGAGCAGCAAATAGATAACGCGATAAAAATCGCCACTGAATATAATAGCGGGCTTGGGCCCGGCAGTGGTGCCATAGCTAAAACCAAAAGTTTATTCGGCGGTTGGTCACAAGACACTCAAAGATTAGAAAATTCCTTACAAAAACTCAGTCTTGACCAGATGGTTAAGCAGTTTGCGGGCATGAGTAAGGCCATTGATACGCCAGCAGAGCGAGCACAGTTTGAAAGCACAGTCCCTACTATTGGCATGGATGACGATGTTCTAATGTCAGAATTATTCCTGCGAAAGAAGGCGGCGGCGTCAGCAAAAAATAGAATAAAAATGGGCCGCAATCAATATGACAAATATGGGAATTTTGAGGGAGCAGAGCCAGAATTAAAAAATGAGTCTGAGGCTTATGCTCAGCAACAACAACAACAACAGGGCGGATTCATTAATGAAGCTCATGCTGGCCCGACAACAGACTTTGATGCCATGAGTGACGAAGAACTAGACGCTAGGATTCGGCAAGTAGGCGGGCAATAGAGTGGCTGACGAAGAGATGACCAGGACAGATAAAATAGCTTACTTGAGGGCCATGGAGTCTGATGCTGGCGGGGCTCAGCCTCAAGCCCCAGCCTCTCAGAATATGTCTAGGGCTGAGAAAATTAATTTCTTAAAAAAAGCTGAGGCTCAGCAGCCCATGCCGGGCAATCCTTATCAAAAAGAGTTTGTGGCCCCAGATACGGCTTGGAATAAACTCACTCAGGGGATGGCCATGGGCTATGGCGATGAATTAGAGGGCTTAGAAAGGTCTGCTATTCAGTCGGCGGCTGAAACTTTTGGGCTGCGTCCTGAGGATGGTCTTGGGTTTAT